CGGAAGAGGTCACGGTATGGCCCGTCGAGTTCAGCCCGCTGGTGGAACGTGTCCCGCTGGCGGTCCAGGCGTCCATGGAATACGGGGAGGTGTTTAAGGTGAGCCTGGACGCCCCCGTGGTTCCCCTCACGGCGGAGGCCGTCGAGGCCATCCGGGAGGCCAAGCGTGGGGCCCGCTCATGGGTTCAAGGTGTGGGCGCGTTCATGGGCGAGGTGGGTGGTCACGTGGGCCCGGCCACGGGAGCCCTCCTGGCGGTCATGCCCCGGGCATCCCAGGGCCTCCAGGACGCCCTGAAATCGATCGCAGTCCAGGGGGGTACAAGGGCCCCGGTTTCAGATTTCACGGCCCTGGTGGACCACCTGGGGCCCACCGTGCGGAAACTGGCCCAGCACCTCCCACCGGGCCCCCTCCAGGATGACATGGAGGCCCGTGCGGATTACCTGGAGGCCCTGGCCCCGGCCGTGCGGTACGCCAAGGCCGCCCTCCCCGCATTGAAGCTCCCGGATCCCCTGTGGGTGGTCAAGCGGTTGACCGCGGACAAGGAGGCCGGATTCCTGTCCGGGAGGCCCCGGTCCGCACGTCAGGGCCGGGATCAGTACCTGGTGAATGAAAAGGGGATGAAGGAGGGCACCCCGGAGGTGTACGCCCAGCCGTATGCCTGGGCGATCGTCCGGACGGGTGAGCCCCGCCAGGTGGACCACGCGGATCTGGCCAGCCTCCCGCTGGATAGCTTCACGCGGGCGGAATGGAAGGATCGGACGGGTGACACGCCCTGGTACATCCCGATCCAGTTGGTGCGGGCCCTCGATCCTCCGGTGGAACTGCGGGAGGCACCTCCAGGGAGGCGGTTTGCTTCCGGCCTGGACCTGGAGGCCGCGGCCGTCACCAAGGCGGACCTCCCCGATCCAACGGACCTCCGCACCATGGATCAGCGTCCCCTCCTGGTGGTGCATGATGAACTGGTGGCGGACTGGGAGGAACGGTACCAGGGCAACAGCAAGGTGCCAGGACGTGAGGATCTGATCAACGCGATCCTGTTCACCAGGCAAGAGATCGAGCGGCGCGGGACGGACCTCCCGGAACTGCCGGGCGCACTGGACGCGGAACTGGGCGCACTGGAGGGCGCGAAACAGAAACAGGCGCGTGCCACGGCCGAGATCAAGGCCGGAAGCGGAAACACCCTCCCGCCGATCACACTGGCCCAGGTGCTGGACGGTATGCGGAAACCGATCGTGTTGAGGCGCGGGGTGGTGACCGTCACTGGATCGGTGTGCAACCAGGGGGCCACGCGCAATGATGTGGACGTGTTGATCCAGGGCCCCATGGATGACGGGCTCCGCAAGGTGGTTGAATTCCGCCTGGGCCGATCGTTCCCAGCCACGATTTCACAGCGGCTGAGTTTCCTCCACGATCCGGAACTGGGCGGACCGTTCACGGATCATGTGGAGGCTTTTGACCTGGTGTTGGTGCCACGCGATCGGCATGACCTGATCGAAATGCGGGCGGTGGAAAAGGCGGGCGATCCCCTCCTGGATATGCCCCCGAAACGCGGTCCCCGCCAGGCCGTGTTCCAGTATCACTGGCGTGGGAAAACCCTCCACGGGGATCTCCGGTTCAAGGTGGGATCTGATTTCCTGGTGGGATGGACCCTCCTCCTTCAAAAGCCGGGCGTTCCGGAGGCGGACACCGTGGCCAATGCGCGTGACCTGGCCCGCACGTTCAACGCGGACGGTGGCCGGTACAACAAGGACATGGTGGCCCCGGAGGGGATCCAGGCCACGCCCAAGAAACGGCAACCCGTCGAGTGGTTGCACGTGACCGGGGAACACATCGAACCTGGGGAGGTGGGTGCCACCACCAACCTCCCGGGGATCATCGTGGAGGTTCCGGGTGGTCCTGAATTTGTGGAACTGGGGGTGCAGAAGGCATGGTTCCATGAATATTTCCTGACGGGCGGGGACAAGCTGATCGGGAGGCTCATGTTCCGGCAGTTGCCCCAGTCAAGCCAGTCGGATCAGCCATTCTGGCGTGCCATCATGTCCAAGGAATTCCTCCCCTCCGTGCTGGATCGGCGGGCGGTCAACACCAAGTCCATGCCCCCGGATGGGTACTCATGGATCCCCGTGAGCCTGGAACGGGTCACGCCCAAGGAATTCAGGTACTGGGAACACAAGGGGGAGGAGGCCCGCAAGATCCGGGACGCCCTGGTGGACGCCCGTTTTTTCACCAAGGACAACGTGAAGATCGTCAACGGGCAGTTTGCCCGCGTGGACAGCACCCGGAAATATCACCTGTATATCCCGGATGGCATGGAGGCCCGGGATGTGGTGAAGCAACCGGAACGCGCACCATGGGTGATGGTTCACCAGGTGTGGAAAGGCCAACAGGTCACGCGCACCGGACCGTCCAGGGAGGTGTGGAGGTTCGGGCTGGAACGCAAGGGCCATCCGGTCCAGTTTGAATTGCAGTCCGATCCGGATGAAACGGGCACCGTATCCGCGATCATGAAACCGTTGAAGGGCAACGCCCTGTGGGATCTGGAGGGTGAGATCGAACCCGGCAAGGCGTACGGCGGGGACGTGTTTAACAACACCAAGGCCACACCGTCCGTGATCACCAGGCTGGACAAGGGCACCGCCACGATCCTGGAGGATGGCCCTGGGCGCGTTCAGTTGCGCCTCCGCGGGGACAAGCTGCGGGGCGTGTTCACGCTGGAACAGGAGGAGGAAGGATCCGATCAATGGATGTGGTCCCGCGTCGAGGGTTCCACGCCACAGGTGGACAAGGAGGATCCCGTCGAGGAACCCAAGGTGGAGGAACGCCAGATCGCGGCCAAGGCGATCGAGGGCGCGGAGGGATCCATGGACATGGCCGTGGGCCCTGTCCCTGATCCTGTCATGTGGTCCAACGTGGTGGAGGTCGGAGGGGAATCGTACGTGGCGATCGGAGCGGTCGGAGCGGACGCTGGCGTGAGTGCCGGGGACGTGATCGCGGTCAACGTGCTGGACGTGACGTACAAGCGGGACGCGGAGGGGAAGCAACACCTCCGCTGTGGAGGTTCGATCGTCAAGGCCGGGGCAGATCAGCTTGTCCCGTTCACACCGGCCCAGGTGCTGGACCTCCTCCGCCCCGCCGAATTCAACAAGTACGTTGACACGGTGATCGGCAACCTGTTAAAAATCGTAAAGGCTGATCAGGACGGCCAAGGCGCAAGCGATCGTTGTTTCGTGTTCGGGGAGGTGCTGGTGCCCAACATCGGGACAACGGAAGGCGAGGACAGTCAAGGTGACACGTACACGGTGCAGGATGTGGAGGAGGCGTGTTACAGTTTCATGCGTCATGGACACCGCCACGGCCTCATGCACAGCCAGTTCATTGACGGCAAGATCACCCTCCTGGAAAATTACCTGATGCCCATGGACGTGACCTTGAAAGATCAAGGCGGACAGGATCGCACGATCCCCAAGGGTACCTGGATGATGAAATGCGAGGTGTTGGACCCCGAGTTGAAGGCCGCGGTGCGGGCCGGTCAGTTGACCGGGTTTTCCGTGGGTGGATCGGGAATCCGGACACGTGTAGGATAAGGCCATGAGCGCAACGGCGTTGAAGATCGAGAAGGGCAAGGACGGGACGTACCGCCTCACCTCCATGAGCATTCAGGAGGTGAGCCTTGTTGATCGCGCCGCCAACAAGCGAAAATTCCTTTTCGCCAAGCGGGAGGACACCATGCCAGGTGCAGAGTTGAAGGAATCCCAGGACGGAACACTGGTGCTGGAAAAGGATCAGGGCACGGACACGGACACGGACCCGGGACAGGACGCTGGCCAGGATGGTGACGTGGCCAAGGGGATCGATCTTCCAGCGGCGCGGAAACAGGAACTGGCACCGCTGGCCCACAGGCTGGTGGAACAGGCCCTCCACATCCACAACCAGATCGTGGGTGCCAAGGAGGTCAAGGAGGGCGGTGCGATCCCGGACAGCCTCACGGAAGAGGTCAAGGCCGCCAAGGGATCGCTGGGTGAACTGAGCGCGGCGATCATGGGCCAAGCGGAAGGGGACGCCACGGCAAGTGACACGGCGGGTGATGCACAGGTGGAGGGTGATGGTGCCGGGACTGCCTCCGCGGCACAGGCCAAGTCCACCATGTCCAAGTCCGAAGGCGCGGAGGAGGTAGATATCCGCAAGGCGGCCGAGTTACACGCGAAGCTCCTCCAGGAACACGTGGACGCAATCTCAGCCTTGGCGGACGAAATCGCCAAGGCGGAAGGCATGGATCTGGAGGAACTGAACGCCAAGATCCGCGCCATGTCCGAACTGGGATGGAAACTGGAGGACGTTGCGGAAGTGGTCAACGTGAGCAAGGCGGCCGGGGACACGATCGATGTGTCTAAGGTGGCCAAGCTACACGCCCAGCTACTGAAGGAAAAGATCGACGCGATCAAGGGCGTGGCGTCCGATATCGCGGGCAACGCGGCCTCCATGGACCTGGAGGATCTCCAGGGGAAGATCCGCACCCTCCGGAGCATGGGGTGGAGGGTGGAGGACGTTGCGCTGGTGGCCAACGTGTCCAAGGCTTCCGCAAGCAAGGCGGACAGCGGAAACGCGCCAACGGATGCACCCAGCACGGGACAGGACGCTGGGATCGTGGATGCCCTCACGGAGGAGGACATGGCGGCCATGGCGGCCGGTGAACTGCCGGACACGCTGGCCAAGGTGGGGCGCAAGATGAGCGGCCGCAACCTGTCCATGTTCCAGGGTGCCCTGGACAAGATCGCCAAGGAACTGGAGCAACTGTTCAACCTGTACCGGGCCCTCCTGCCCGCGGCGGAACAGGGCAAGGCGGACGCCCTCCACAAGCGGCTGGTGGAGGACATGGGCCTCCCGGAAGTGCCCAAGGACAACGCGGGTGGATCGTTCACCTGGCCTGACAGTCCGGTGGGTGAGTACCCGGACGCGGCCCAGCCACCGGCCAAGGAGACGCTGGCCACCCTCGAAAAGTCGATCGCGGACAAGGCGGAGGAGGTCAAGGCACTGCGGGAAAAGCTGGCCAAGGCCGAACAGGAGGCCGCCACGGTTCCGCCCCCGTCGAGTGCCCAGCCGGACGGCCACCAGGCCGGACCCGTGGCCAAGGGATCCCAGTCGGATGAAGGCTGGCCCCTGGACATGAACGCCTCCGAGTACCGCCAGAAGGTTGCCAGGGGGGAAACAACCTGATACAAGGATCAAGAGCAACCACCACACGGCCGCCAGGGCCACCAGTTAACCGCAAGTAAAACCTGCCCTGGGTAGAACACGCAAGGAACGCGGAAGTACACCAGGGAGGTACCCCACATGACAAACGCGGAAGTGATCCGCAAGGCGGACATGGTACTGAATGACCTCCTCACCGGAGGCGGTCTGCTGCAACCCGAACAGGCGCGGCGGTTCATGCGGCTGGCGATCGATCGATCGGTCATCCTGCCCATGACCTCCGTTGTCCCCATGAAGAGGCCCAGTCTCCTGATCGACAAGATCAGGTTCGGTTCCAGGATCCTCCGTGCGGGCACGGAATCCCAGGCCCTCCCCGTGGGGGAACGGTCCAAGCCGGATCTGTCCCAGGTCCAACTGGACACCCACCTGATGCGGGCGGAGGTTCGCCTGTCGTCGGAGGTGCTGGAGGACAACATCGAACAGGCCAACTTCAAGGACACCCTGATCCAACTGATCGCGGAGCGGGTGGCCCTGGACCTGGAGGATCTGCTGATCAACGGGGACACCGGATCGGCCGATCCGTTCTATGCCCAGTTCGATGGCCTTCTGAACGCCATCACCACGTATGTGTACAACCACGGCGGCCTGGCGTACTCCAAGGCGGTCACCAAGTCCATGTTGAAGCTGATGCCCACCGAGTTCCTCCAGGACCGGGCGGCAATGCGCGTGTTCTATTCCCAGGACGCGGACACGGATTACCGTGACCTGATCGCGGAGCGGGCCACCAACCTGGGGGATGACACCTTCAAGGGCAACCGCCCGATCGTCACGTACGGTGTCCCCCACGTTCCGGTGTCCAAGTTCCCGGAGACGCTGGCCCCCGGCACATACACCAACGCGGTGCTGATCGATCCGAAAAACCTTCAGGTGGGATTCTGGAGGCAGATCCAGATCGAGACGGCCAAGAACATCAGCGCGGGCGTGCTGATCATCGTGGTGACCCTCCGCATGGGATTCGTCCTGGCGGAGGAAACCGCGGCGGTCAAGGCCATCGGGATCAACGTGGCCTGATACCCTCACGGGTACCACCCTGGCGAACTAGCAAGGAGGATCGACATGGCGATCAGTGCAACCAACGCGGCGAGGGCTGGCAAGGATCCTTCCGCCCCCACCTTCGTGGATTTCGTGGACGTGACCCTGGACAACGCCTATCCCGGCGGAGGCTGGCCCCTGGACCTCACGGACTATCTGCCCCACGGGGCAACGGTCCTGGAGGTGCTGGCTCCCCCGCACGTGGGCACGGGGTACGTGCCCGTGTACGACAAGGCCAACAGCAAGCTGGTGATCCTGGAGTCCGGCGGGGCCACCAACCCGCTGGTGGACCTGACCACCGCCGCCGCCATGGACGGTGAAGTGGTCCGCCTCACGGTGCTGTCCTACTAGGACTCCAACGCCAACGGCAACCCCGGCGGGGCCATGAGCCCCGCCCCAGTTAAGGAGGCCCCACCATGAGTTCAGAAACCAGGCACGTGCGGTTGAAGCCGTACGATCCCCGTGCGGGGTACGTGTTGAAGGCGTACGCGGTCAACGTCGGCCGCAAGCTCCCGGCACGTTTCGACGCGGGGAAATGGTACGAGGTTCCCAAGGTCATGGCCGATTACCTGTCCACGGTCCGTGAGCGGGAAAACAAGCCCCACAGCCCCCTGGCATTCGACGTGTGCAAGGACGCCAAGGACGCCAAGGCCCTCCTCCGCCGGGAGGAGCTGGAACGGCAACGGGGCAAGAAACCGGAGGACGCGGTGGACATGGCCACGGCCCTGACCACTGGCGATCTGGCCCCGCCCAAGCCCGCGGCCCTGGCCGGGAAACCGGAAATCGACCTGACGGATCCGGACCTGGACGCGGACGTGGAGGAGGACGAGGATCCGGAACCGGAACCTCCCCGCCGGAAGCGGAAGCCCAAGGCCAAGCCCAAGGCCAGCAAGAAGGCCAAGCCCAAGGCCAAGGCCAAGGCCAAGAAGGCCACGGCCAAGCGGAAGCGGTAACCAGCCGGTGGCCGACAATCCCTCCCAGGGTGAATTCCACACCAGCGATCTGTCCATCGCCGCGTGGTTGCGCGTGCGTGGGTTTGAATTGCTGGGGTGCGGTTTAAAGGATGGGAGGAGGGGCCGTCACTGGTACAAGTTCGCGGATCCGGACGGCAAGGCCCAGGACGTGGCCAACCAGTTTGCCAATTCGGAAATGGCCCAGTTCGATGCCCACCTCCGCCGGTTGAAATCGCTGGTGTACTCGACGCGCAAGATCCCTCCCCGCAGTCCGATCCGTTGACGTGGCAATCCCCATGATCCCGGTGTAGGCTGGGATCATGGGTGGCGGTCCATGGGGTACGGAGGAGGTGGCGGTGTTGGCCAGCCACCTGGGCACCGTTCCCGTGGATGACCTGGCGTACAGGCTGGGCCGTGAGCCCGCGGAAGTGCGGGCCCGGGCCCTGGCCCTCGTTTTGGATTCCAAGCCATCCACGTGTCCCCTGGGCCCCATCACGGCCGAAATTGCACAGGCCCTCCGCCCCCGAACATGGGGCGAATGCGAAAACGGCCCACGGCCGTGCCCATGGGTTGGTTGCCGGTACCACCTGGTGTGGGAAGCGATCCGGCGGGCCATGAA